TAAAATAGAAACTACAAATAAAAATACACCAAACATACACATAAAAAACAGAATGCCTAGTTGTACTGCCATGTCTCCCAGGGGTCTGAATTATGAACACACGAATTAGGATGCGCCCATTCCTCTTTCTTCTCCATTGATATCTGGTGCCTCAGTCTTCGGATCTCTTCCTTTAACCAACGATTTTCATTCTCTAGTTCTTTAATTCTGTCCATAATTCTCTAAAGTATCTATCGACGTGGTTTAAACAATCAAGTGGTACTACTTTCTCTGTAATTGCCCAATTATAGCAGAAATCTATCATTGGTGTGGTGACGTGTGTTACGCCATATATTCTAGAAAACGCCGATACTGCGAAATGGAACCGCCGTCTAATGGGCGGTTCCATTTCCCTTATAGTGTTCGGATTCATAGTAGTGCCCCTTCTTTGAACCGAAATAAATTATAGTTAATACAAATGGTATGGCAACGATTAGAAGTGCCTTTCCTAACAGATGTTCCATTAGATTACAGATGAATATTTGGTGGTATATTTCCACTGTCCGAGTGCATGAAAAATGCCTTTACAAGTGGCGATTGCAGTATTTCCGCCCCTAACCATAAAGTTGTATCCACTGTCCACATCACAAACATCACGATTAGTATCACAGTCAAGATATGCGATGCCCAATTTTGAACAGTGGTCTTCTCTTTTCCAACAGTCCTCAATACTGCTATTGCCATAATTAATAACAATATCGCCTTCACAACATAATCGTAGTAACCCATTGATCGTTTCCTCTACAGTTTCTGCTGGTAAAGCCATCATAAAAACTCCAGGGGTGGTGCCACCATTCTTCTTAGTTTTAACTACTTGAACAAGGCTTTGAATAGAAGTGGTATATCCACTGATATAACCCTTCTCATATTGCTCATCTGCTTTTTTATAATTGTTGCGATATCCATGAACCTCGATTCCTGCTTTAATCATGCGACGAGACATTCCCTCACCCCTTTGACCCAAACCGATCAACCCAACCTTCATAAAATTCTCCCAGGAATGTAATCAATACCATCTAAAATTTCATTGAGCATTGCACCATACTCTTTAAATTGTTTATCACCTGCAATAAAACATCTTTGACGCCGCCATATTGCTTCTGCAAGCAGTTTTCTTTCTTCGAAGGTAAAACTTTCTATTCTTCTCATTTAATTAATTACTTTTAAGTGTGTTTAAACTTATAGTCTAAAATTGCACGATACAATCCATCCCGCAAAAATATCAATCGTTCCTCCTCAAAAGGGTGCATTGTAGGTTCAGATAAATTCTCAAGTCTTTTATTGACGCAGTTGTATAGTAGATAAACATCCTCAATTTTGAACTTCATTGTATAAAGAGGTTCGTCCATAGAGAGAGATTGCCTACTTTAAAAGATCCTCAACTCGCTTTCGCATTCTATCAAGATCTCGTCTTATATATCGCTGAGAGTAGCCGCGGTGCTCTCTCATTATCATGGTTCCCTGATAAAACATCGTGCCAGCAAAGACCAGCAATAAGACGATGCCAATTATTTCAACGTAATGTTCAGCCATGGTAAGATAGGAGGTATTACGCCGATAAGTCTTAGAAGTCCCTCAGCAAATAAAGCAAGAACCACCCAACCGACGCACATACTAATGATAGAAGCATTACGGTTGTGTCGTCGTATTGCTGCATCGATCATCTCCTGACACTCTTTCTGTGTCACTAAACGTTCTGGATTAATCTCAGTCATTCTGTGTGCCATAATCAGGTTTGCCCAGAATCTTGTCAAGAGGATCGGGTTTGCCTGATACGATTGCACATGCTCTTTTGTAGAACATATTGCCAGTATTACCAGACTCCTCGAAAGTGTTCTTGATCTTCACCCAATTGTTATAGGTGTGTTCGTCCATGAGACTAAAATGGATTACTACTTACTTATATTAGCAACGCATTTTAATCTGTCAACTTATCTTGAAATCAACAAAGTGTTTAAGTAATTATTAAGACTTTTTCTCTTTCTTTTTATACTTGCTTAATTCTACAACCTTCTTAGGTTCCTCCACCTTCTTCTCAATTACAGGTTCGGGTGCAGGTTCTACCTTTGGTGCCTCAGAGACCTTTGCTAATCCTGCTGCTTTAAGAAATCTTCCCATAACTCTAAGTATTTTTTCTTTTTTATTTATTTTTTCAGTCTCTCTGACGCCAATCGTCGGTCTTTTCCTGCGTGAACCAATCTACGATGTCATCAGCGCCACTGAACCCTGTCTTATGATTCGAAGGGTCTGGATCTCCGAGATCCATAATATTCATGAAGTCGTCCAGTCCTCCCTTCTGCATGTCAGGATTCGTTGCTTTCCTTCTTGCCTGTCTTAGCATTGTCGCAGCAGAGCGGTTGGCCTTTGCTAATTTCTCTGCCCATATCATTTCACTAAGTTCTACTGATTCTCCCTTCTCGACTTTCTCACAAATACCTTGGAGTCTCAGTCGATACTTCGTTGATAACATACGCCCACTTTGCTGTTATATTGGTTATTTATCGACCCCTGGGGTGATTTTTGGCCATGAAAAAATTTTTGAATCAATCGGTATTTATAGGTCGATTGGGGACCTTTGTAGGTTAGAAGGGACCCACGGGCTTAAGGGGGGCGGGACGCCCCCATCATAACACGACGCGGCACTGCTGTCAAGGGGGTGTGTGCCACTTTGCTGACTGGCACAATACAAAAAAGGGCAGCGATTGCTGCCCCCTAAGTGTAGCCTACTGGTCACAATATTCTGGCAGTTCTTTGCAGATAAGATCCTGCTGTTGTTGTAACCTATCGAAGAAGATTGTGTCCTGTTGTTCTACTTTATGGGTGAAGATTGGCAACCATACACTTAAAAGAACAGCGGCACAAATCCATAGAGTTAAGTATAATTTCATCCGTACATCCTCACGAAATCTTTATACAAACCGACAGACACTTGTCGAGTATAACGTGGCAAGGATTGCAGGTCTTTAGGTATTGCATTGTACCCATTGTAACCCTCATCGTATGCTTTCACCAGGGTATGATTACGCCAGTGAACGTATACCCTACGCGGGTTGCCGTCTTTATCATTAATTGCCTGATAGTGAACAATACACTCTTCGGGTGACATGTAGGATAGGTTAGGGTTAGCCATTGGCATCACTTTGCCACCTCCACAGTGTTGAGAATGTGGGCAGGACTGCCACAGGAAATGTAGAACTGAACCATTGATTCTGCTTCCTTAAGTGTAGGAAACGTTTGGGTTCTCCACTCACAAAAATTGTAGGGAGTTTGGTAGGTAATGGTGACCATTGTTTCAGTGAGAAAGTATAAAGAAAGGGGGGCGGATTGCCCCCGCTGGTTTCAGTTAATCCTCAGGTAGTTTGTGACGCTGGTGATAGTGAACTGCCCCAAATATTCTGCCCTTGCTTTTTCTGCTTTCACACTTGCTTCGAGGTTTTTGATAGTTTCCCCGAAATCTTTCGAGGTGCGAGTGCAAACAGTGATCTTGCCTTCCTTAACATCAACCCCGCCAATATTCTCAGCGGCGAGCATACCCAGAAGGTCTTTCTTCATTGCTTCCAGGCGCTTGGTTTCGACCTTAAGGCGGCGATCCTCAGCGATGATGGCGGCGGCGAGAGTGTCGATGGACATTGGATTCTCCGATAAAGGGAAGCGGGTTGTTTCGGATCCGCTTGAGCGTATCCTAAACGGCAGGGACCGAAACCGCAAGGGTGAAATGGTATCGGATGATACCGAATCAGAAACTCGTCTGATAAGTCCTGCTGATGGTTCGCCTGTACTATCCCATCAGGATGTCGTGTGACACCTCACAAACTGGTCTCAAATTACGGCGAGAATGGCGAGACGGTGCAGGTGAGACCGTGGCACCTGATACAATATTAAGGAATCCGAAAGGGATCCCCATGCGACTCATCACGAGAGAAAAGATCAAATCTGCCATTGGTCGGTTCGTCTTGCCTGAACTGACACCATCCTGGCGTGACTTGCCAGCAGTGGCAACCCTTGAAATCGGAAAGAAATCTAAAGGATTCAGATATTACAGTATATTAAAATATCGTGGTATTACCTACCGAAAGGTGACTTATGTGATACCTGATAGAAATGTAAAGATATTTGTTAATAATAACTAGATTAGAATCATGGGAGATATTATATCTCCCATTCTATTCTTTCATATGAAAAAAACCGTCATGATTTGACGGTTTTTCTTTTATGTACTGTAGTACAAATGTACTATAGTACTAATGTACTATTGTCTTTTGGTTCTATCTTCATTCTAAACCCTGAATCTGCCATTTGTCAAGTCATCTTCACAAACATTAATAACTAGGTTTTGTTACGAAATAATAACTAGGTTGCTAGTTACCCCCAAGGTGTGCTAGGATGGAGGTAGAACCTATTGCCAGTTACAAAAATTAAAAAAAAGGGGCATTGCTGCCCCTGTGTGGTATCATCCCCAGAAGATGAACCGTGAGACCTTTTCACGCTTTCTAAGGGGTAGGACCCGCTTGTATGATACAATGCGGCGACCTAAGCGGTACTCATACCGTCTCACGATGCCCTTT